TATAGATAATGATACGTTATATAAAAGATGCAAACTCGATAATAAAATGGGTTTTTCAGAATATTTACAACAAAAGAAAGCAAAAGGTGATTCATTATTAAAAACTAAACAGTTCAAAGTTGCAATGGATGGTGATAAAGCAATGTTGATTTGGCTAGGGAAACAGAGATTAAATCAACGAGATAAGCATGAATTAAATCACAAGAATAACGGAGAATCATTTGAACCGCCCGCAATTCAATTTTATCGAACGGATGATAAGGATAAATGAAAAGTTTGAGCCTTTATTTTTTCCAAAGAAAGGAATACGATACTACATAATAACCGGGGGTCGATTTAGTCAAAAATCATTCGGAGCCTCAACAGCAATATGTCACCTAGCAACTAACTTAAACCATAGAGTTCTTTATACTCGTTATACTTTAAATTCCGCTAAAGATTCAATCATACCTGAATACATTGAGAAGATTGATTTACTTGGTTATGAAGATTTTTATGAAAAGTGGGCAGATAGAGTAATAGCTAAACATAATAAGGCGAAGATTGTATTCAAAGGATTAAAGAATAGTTCAGGAAATCAAACAGCAAAATTAAAATCACTTAAAGACTTTTCGTGTTTCGTATTAGATGAAGCTGAAGAGGAAAATGATGAAGTAAACTTCGATAAGATAAATCTGTCCATTCGGGCAAACGATATTCAGAACATTGTAATACTTATATTAAATCCAGCGACTAAAGAACATTGGGTCTATAAGAGATTTTTTGAAGGTATGGGAGTCCAGCCTGGATTTAATGGTTATAAAGACAATGTATGTTACATTCACACTACCTATTTAGATGCAATTGAATTTGTACCCGAAGATTATTTATATGAAATAGAACAATTGAAAATAAATAATCCTGAAAAGTTTGATCATATAATTATGGGTGGATGGTTAGATAAAGCAGATGGAGCAATATTGAAGAACTGGAAACTTGGAGCATTTAATAATGATTTGCCGTATTATTTTGGTTTAGATTTTGGATTCTTTCCCGATCCTGACTGTTTAATAAGATGCGCAATTGATAAGAAATTAAGACTAATTTATTTAAAAGAGGAATTTGGAGAAAATAATTTAAGCCCATCAATATTAAAAGAAAAAGTAAAGGCAATCGTAGGCAATTCTCTCGTTGTAGCTGATAGTGCTGAACCTCGTTTAATAAGTGATATTAGAAGCATTGGAGTTAATATTGTAAAAGTATTAAAACCAGCTGGGTCAATAAAAGAGGGTTTGAGAATTATGCAAGATTATAAATTAATAATAGATTCCGATTCAACAAAAATGGTAACTGAATTAAATAATTATTGCGAAAAAAACGGAGAACCTATCGATGCTTATAATCACAGGATAGATGCTGCAAGATATATCATAACTACATTGATCAAACCACGTACATCAAAAGGACATAGAGTGTTATGAAAAAATTAACTATCAATGACTTAATTATAACCGAAAGCAACAAAGAACAAGATTGCTCTATATGTCCGCTAAATGGCGAACTGCATGGAATTATTAACAGTTGCGATTTAAATAATGAATTAGCTGATTCGTTAAGATCGAAACATGGTACTTTTTTTTGTCAAAAAAATTTCATAAAAACAAAATGATTGAATTAGATGATATTACTTTGAAAGAATATTTTGAACTCGAAGATAAAGAGGCTTATGATTTCGCAATTAAATATTCAAAAGAATTATATAACAGTCCAATTGATATATTTAACGCCGGGGATTTTACCGAAATGGAATTTGGATTAATTAAAGACCTGCAATATGATTTTGAAAATGGATTAACATGGATGAAATTGCTCGAATATATTTCGCAAATATCAGGCAAAGATATAAAACAAATAGTTCAGTTTAGACTCCTTTCAATTTGTAGATTTAGAAATTATTTGACTGATGAAATAAAACGAATTAACGAAATAGAAATCAAACTTTTAGGACACGATCCCTCACCCGAAGAGGTGCAAGCCGGCATTAGTGAATTTAATAAATTTGGCTCATATGGACAGATAAGAAAATTAGCAATGGATGACGTGACTAAAATAAAAGAAGTTAAAAAGATAAAATATTCCACGTGTCTAATGGAATTGTATTATCAAAAAACAGCTAATGAATTTCAGGAAGCATATTATAATATCAAATACCCCAAACCAAACTCTCAAAGATAAATTTGTTATTATGTTAAATAACATTTAAATTTGTTTTGTATTTAACATAATAATATGACTAATTTTGATATTATCGGAGCGTTAAGAACTTATGCAACTGCAAATGATTGGGTTTTTTTAGCGGGCGTTAATGCTTACCAGAATTATTCTGCATCACAACAGGAATATAAAAATAGTCAACTAATACTTGGTGCAAATTTATCAGCAGCACCCAGAATTGTTAACGGCAAAGTGATAGAAATAACTTATTCAGGATTGATTTTTCTAGGGCAAAAATTTGATGATGATGGAACTCCTGCTATACCGGATAATCCTGAAACTCCCGAAGATGAAACTGAAACTTTCAATGATGGAACTCCTGCTAATTTAGACGAAACTTTCATTCAGAAATATGATAGAAGATTATTAAATTTGATGTCATTATTGACAAATCATCTTGGAACTTTCGCATGTAGTAATGAACTCGAAATATCGAATTTCAATATTGATATTGAGATAAATAAATATGATGCAAATCTTGATTTCGTTGGTGGGTCAATAACATTAATACAATGAACAAATTTGTTGAAAAATGGAGCGATGGAACTATTGATTTATTAAAGCAGAATTATAATAAATTAGGATTGAAAGCTTCTGGAAAGTGGGCTAATGATCTGGAAAGCCAGAATAAAATAAGTACAACAAATATTAATATTAAAATATTAGGATCGAATTATACTTATTATTTGGAAAATGGACGACTTCCAAATAAAAATCAAGATAAAACGGCATTACAAAAATGGGTTGGTTGGGCAGGCTCAACGTTTTTGAAAGATTGGATTACACAAAAAGGAATCAATGCGAATCCTTTTGCAGTTGCTTGGAAGATTGCACGTAAAGGAATCAAGGTACCAAATGCTAATAATACAGGCGGTTTGGTTTCAGATGTAATAACAAAGCAAAGGATACAGATTCTTTTAGATGATTTAAAAGCATTTTATGTTTCTGATTTAAAGAGTGATATAATAAAACAATTAAAATAATGGCAATATCAACATTAACAATTTTTCAGGACAATAAAGTAGGTGATAGTAATTTAATGCCGATTCATTCCCCGTTGATATTTCTTGTTGATGCTGAATATACAGGTGCTGATCCTTATTTTATTTATTGTAAAATTTATAATGATGATGATCAACTTTTAGGAATTTTCAAATGTATTCCCTATAAAGATCTTACTACAGCAAAAAGGCGATTCATGTTTATTGCCGATACTGTTCTTCAAGGTTATATGGAAGATTTTGAAGATACTGAACAATCAGAAAGCAGTTTTATTCATATTGAAAATATAACTAAGGTATTCAAAATTGAATTTACCGACCCGGAAGAAAATGCTGATCCTGTTGAAATTAATATAACTACGATTCATGGTATTCGGCAATTTGGAAATGCCCCAAACTTAAATGAGATTTTTAACAATGAAACTGAAACAATTTTTGCTTATAAAAACAAACCCTGTTATGTATATTTTTTTAATGATAATGAAGATAATGTAATTGGCATAGGTTATGAAGTCAAATTCATAATAGATGATGGAGTTGACCCTGTTGATGAAGTTTTAATTATTGTAGATGGAAAACAGTTATATACAAACACAAGCGGAGAAGCGACGTTTAATTTATTAAATGGAAATTATTCATATACGATTTACAAAGAGGGATTTGTTGAAAAATCGAATAATTTTGCAGTAAATGGAGCGGCTCTTATTTTTGAAATAACATTAATAGCAAATACTGTATCAGCTGTTACTTTCCATGCAGAATACGATTCTGTTGATCAGGAAGATGTTTTTATTGAGGTGTATAAATTAGGATTATTAATTGCGAGTGGATATACAAATCCTAGCGGTGATTTAAATAGAAGTTTATATTTAGATACTTATGATATTAAAGTATCTGATTTGTATTGGGAATATTATGTTGATGATTATGAATTGCCTGTCATTACAAATCCACAAACGGACGATATTGTCATTCAATTAAAATCAACTTATGCAGTTACGTTTTATGTGCGACATGGGATAACGGGGGATCCGATTGTTGGTGCTACGATTGGAAGCGAAGCATACGCAGCAAGTGGCAATCCTTTGGATGTATGGAGAAATCAAAGTACGATACTGACAACTTTAGGCGATGGTAAAGTTACAGTTTATGAATTGTCGGGATCGGAAAATTGTGGAGTTCGTGCAAAAGGTTATACAAGTGCCGTAAAACCGGTAACAATACTTGAGGAACCTAATTTAATTACAATTCAATTATTTGAAACATGAGTCAGATAGGATATTATAGATATAAGATTAATCCAACTATTGACATTGATATTGATTTCAGTATTAATTATGAATTAGCTGCAACAAAATCAGTAATTGTAAAGGAGTGGTGTGATAATGATAAGTTGATTAAATATCTCAACAAAGATGGTCAATATAGATTCTTTGCATTCAATAGATTTTGGGAATCGAATGATAAACCAAAAGAATTGGGACGGTCAAATAAAATAATAACATCACTTCTAACAAGTAAATCATCAGAAGATATTTTAGGTTATAAAAATGAAAGAATATTAACCTTAATGGCACATGATATTTCTCAAGATGAACTGACTGTTTTGAGCGATCTATGGACCAGTCCCCGAGTATTGATGTATGTAGGTGATCATATAACTTTCAGTGAAAACGATTGGATTCAAGTATCAATTAAGGCAAAAAATAATCTAACACGAATTAAGAAATCGAATTATACAGATATAATTGTAGATATTACTTTGCCTGAATGGTATACAATTAGTATGTTATGAGAATTTTAAGAATAAATGATCAGGATGTTGACATAGATGCAAAGACAGCAATTGGAATAACGTTTCAGGCTTACGATTTCAAGGAACCGGGACAAAGAAAGGTGTCTTTATCTAATACTTTTACTATTCCTTCAACAATAAAAAATCAAGCATTATTTGGATATGCGGGCAATCCTCAATCATTAAGTACAATTATTTATGGAAGTTTTTTATGTGATTATTGGGTCGATAATAAGCACTTAATTATTGGTGCAAAAATACGAATAGATGAAATCGCAAATGGCAGGATTAAATTATATGTATATAAAAAGGAAGATTTCTGGGATGAGATAAAGAAATATAATTATATAGATTTTCCGGAAGAGTTCTTATTATTTCTTCAAACTGAAAAAGGATATCCGGCGGCTACGCAGGAGGGATTGACTTACTGGGAAGGGACTTATGCAAATTTCATTAATCAATATATTGACACTGATGAGGGTTTGATCATACCTTATTATTTTGGTAATTTATTCAAATACGAACCCGGAGGTGAAGGGACTGGGTTTTTAGAAGATGAAGATAATATTTATTTATCTGGATATTCAAGCAAGGGAGGACATATTTGTGCATATGTAAAAACTATTTTTGAATTTATTGAATATAAATTTGGTGTTGATTTTCTTACTTCATCAGAAGATATTGATCTAATTTGGCAAGATGCTTATGCTACTAAGATATACATTCCTATTAGATCTTATTTGGTGGGAAATATAATTGATGAGGGAAAATGGGGTTTTATCAATTTACCTGAATTAATTAATCCCTATCTACCTTATGAAGATATGCGGGAAAGACCCGATAAAACACTTTACGATTTTGTTAAAGCATTCATGCAACTTTTCAATATTATATTAGACGAAGAAATAATTGATGAAGTTCATACTATCAAGATGTACCGGTTTGATGATATTGAAACAAAGGCGGAAGTTGTTCCTTTTTCAGGCAATTTAGATTTGAGTAAAATAAAATTCAAACCCAAAATTGATGGTTATGAACAAATAAACAGAATTAAATATGAAGTAATGTACCCGGGTGGAAACGAATTTGAGGGTGCAAAAAATATAGTATGCAATAATTTTAACCTGGAACCTTTAAAAGAATTGTTCAGTATTGATGCCTATTATCCCAATATAGTAATTAATACAAATGAAGAAGCGGTTATTAATTTATCAACAGAAGAGAGTTTTGAAACTTTTGTTTTCCTCATTTCAAACGGGATGACAATTAATAATATAAATGTAAAAATAGGCACAGTTCATTCATATGGTTATCATTTAGAAATTGCTGCAATATACGGTATATCAGGCGAATATAATTTTATTGAAGACATATTGGCATATCCTAAATATTATGAAATAGAAAAATGGATTAATATAAATGATCTTCTTGATTTTAAATTTTTTCGTCAATATCATATAAAGGAATTGAATGGGAGTTTTTTCATTAATAAAATCAAGGGGTTTAATCCTGAAAAATCTAATGTGGCAACTAAATTTGAACTAATAAGAATAAGCGATAAAGTACCGAAACCTATTGATATATACCTTGATAGTTTCTATATTGATGGCGTTGGTAATGCGTTTGTAGATGGTAACGGAAATAATTTTGTATAATGGCAGAAAAAATAACACTTGCAGAAATAAATCTGAATATGGATCAGGCAATTAAAGATGCCGAAGCGTTAAAGAAAAAATACATTGAAATAAAGGCAGAAGCCGATAAGTATAAAGGAACTGTCAAGGAAAATTCAGGTGAACATATAAAATTGCAAGCTGAATTAAAACAAGTCGGAAAAGAATACAATTCTCAAGTCGGACTTATCGGGAAAGTAAACGCTGCAAATACTACACAAGCGGGGACTTTGCAAAAATTGGAAGCTGCAAATGCTAAATTAAGAAATGAACAGAAAAGCCTTGATCTCACTAATACTAAAGGAATCAAACGAAACAAAGAGATAAATAAGGAAATAAATAAAAACACAGAAACAATAAGCAAAAATTCCGATAAGCGAAAACAAAATACAATGAATATCGGGAATTATACTTCTGCATTAGGCAGTTCAGGGGTTGCTATTAATGCCGCAACCAGTGGAGCAAAAACTTTCGGGACTGCTTTAAAAGTTATGCTTGGGCCTTTGGGGTTAATTATTGCCGCAGTCGGCGCCTTAGTTTCGTATTTCAAAAGATCAGAAGAGGGACAGAATGCACTTGCAAAAGTAACGGCTGTATTTTCTGCTATATTAGATAATTTTCTTGATGTTATAGGCAAGGTAGGAGAAGCTTTATTTAATGCAGTTACAAAACCGAAGGAGGCATGGCAGGGATTTAAGAATTTTATTCAGGGAGTAGGAGAGTTTTTCAAAAATACTTTCGGGAATATTATTGGAGGTACAATAGAAATAATGGTTTCTGGTTTTCTAAAAGGATTTGCAGGAATTGGCTTGGCGTGGCAAAAATTAAAAGGAATATTTGTTGATAATGCTGAGGGCATAAATAAATCTCAGGAAAAGATAAATGAATATAATCAGAAAATAGAAGATGGTCAGGAGAAATTAAAAAAAGGAACTGAAAATTTGGGAAGTGCTGCGAAAAATGCATATAATAAAGCTAAAAATGCATTAGGAGATTTCATTAATGAACAACAAACAGAGATAGGAATAGCGAAACAATTAGCAGATGAACAAGCTCAAATAAGAAAGGATGAACGCAAAGAATTAGTTGAAAATGCAAAACTTATTAAGGAATCGGCAAAATTGCGAGCCGAAGCAGAAAAAGAAAAATATATTGATGCTCAAAAATCAATTGAATTATTTTCCAAATCATTTGATGTTGATGAAAAACGATTAGCAAACGAACTCAATATTGCAAAACGAAAAGCCGAAGCTGCAAAAATAGCAGCCAGTTTAGCAAAATCAGATATTGCAACTCTGGATAAAATTGCACAATTAGAAGCTGAAGTTGAAACAAAAGAGGCTGCATTTGATGAAAAAAGAAGAGAACGAACAAGAAGATTGAATGCGATTAGAAAAGAAGCATTCGCACAAGAACAAGAACGATTAAAAACCAAACTTGAATTAGATAATATCGTTATTGAACAAGAAATAAGAAATAATAACAGAATACTTGACAGTGAAGAGGCTTCTTATGCCGAAAGAGAAAAGGCATTAAATGATAACGTTGATTTAATTCAATCAATATTAGATCAAGAAGCCGAAATGAAAATACTGGCTATAGAATCTGAAAGAGATTTACGATTATTGAATGAGGAAGATGCTGCTGAACAGATACTCTTAATTCGCCAACAACTTGCAGATGGTCAGTTACAATTGCTTAATGATACAATTGAGGCATCAAGAACGATACTTGAAGAAGAAAAAGAAAGACAATTAGAGGTTGCTCAAATTGATTTGGAAAATGATATGGCAATTGCCGAAGGTAATATTTTTGCCGAATTAGATTTAGAACGGAAAGGATTGGAATTAAAAAGACAACAAGAAATCGATTTTGCTAATAAGGTCGGTGCTGATACTGCGAAAATTGATAAGAAATATAAAAAAGCTCAAAGGGCTTTAGATATTGCTGAATTTAATGCAAAATTATCGTTAACCGCAGGATTTACACAAAATCTCGCAACTATTTTCGGAGAGCAAACAGCAATCGGAAAGGCTGCAGCCGTAGCAAGTGCAACTATTTCAACAATTCAGGGAGCTGTTTTTGCATTTACCGATTTTGCAAGTACAGGAACACCGGTTGGATTTGCCCTTGGAGTAGTAGCCGCAGCGGCTGCGTTAGCGGCTGGTTATGCACAAGTAAAACAAATTTTGGCTGTGGATTCTGGGTTGCCGGGTGGTGGTGGAGTTTCGGCTTCTATTCCATCAGCTGGGGGTGGTGGATTTTCTTCAATATCTTCTGTTTCAACAGCTCCGCTCGAAACAGGCGCGGCAAGCGTGGGACAAGGAATAATAAGCAGGGACGTTCAAGATCAGAGTTCAGCTGCGATTGCGGCGGGTATGAGTGATGCATTATTAGCAAATCCTCTACAACCCACGCTGGTAACTGATGATGTTACAATTAATCAAGATGAAGCATTGATATCAAATAGAACAGCAACGATATGAGAAAAAACTACGATGACAAAGTAAATCGAAAGGCATTTGTACAATTGTGTATTGAAAATCCTAAAGAGGGCGCAAATTATTTACATAATATCGCTAATCAAATTGAACAAAGCAAAAAAACATCCGTTGTTATTGGATGTTTAAAAAAGGTTTTGTTTTTAGCAGATACTACTCTGTATCGGGATTTGGGATTGTATTAAATTTTTATTCAGCAGCTCGTATTAATAAATAAGATAATGTTATTAAAAAAACAAGAACTCCGCTACAAAAGAAATACATCAAAATACTAAAATCTAAAAACAAATTAATTATAAATATTAGTATGTTAAGAATTACTAACATAATTAATATATATTTTGATATAAATTTAATCTCTTTCATTAGGTTTTAGTTAATTAATAAAGTTTGATTTATCATATAATTTTGGAAGTCTTCAAGGGTTGTTATCCCTAATTTATCAAATTCAGATTTATTTGTTTTTTTGAATTTATCCCAAATATTTTTACATTCTATTTTAAATTCACATCCTAATTTTTCAGGACTCCAAAATTTTTGGTTTAGTTTTTCCATGATTTAAATTTATTGCAAGTTACTAAAAATTGTCAAGACGGAAAAATTAATTGATATGTTTTGTAACATGTTTTTATATGATTTATTTTTACATTATGTTAAATAGAAAATTATGCTATTTCAAAACGAACATAGTGCCAGAATTATAAATCCTGACAAATTTAAAGAAAATGGAATTAAAAAAGGTCAAAAGTTTGCACGTAAAAATATATCAAAAGGAGTTGATATAATTATAGGTAAATTAAAAGATGGTGATGGGGGTTTGGTAACGCAAACATACAGATTTGATAAAAAAGAATTTACGGTCACCGAAGCAAAAAAATGGTTAAAAGATAATGATGTTGATTATATATCATTTGAAAAGGCAACAAAAGCAATGATTATGGAAAGTAATATTTATATAATTGGTGAAATAACAGATGTAAAAGATGAGAATATTCAAACACCTCAGTATACGTTTAATGATGCTTTAGCAGACTATCAAAGAGTTAAAAATTTTGATGTAGTTAATTTGTGGATAAGTACACCCGGCGGCGATCT